TGGAAAGCTGCGGCTTTTTTATCTCTGATACGCAGCCGCAGTGGCTGGGAGCATCGCCAGATGGACTGATTAACGATGATGGTCTGCTGGAAATAAAATGCCCGTACAGAATGAGAAATGGCACTGGCGTTTTTAAAACAATCGCGGAGCAACCGCATTATTACGCACAAATTCAGATTCAGCTTTTTGTCACAGAGCGCCAATGGTGTGACTTTTTCCAATGGTGTCCGCAAGCGCATGTCACTGAGCGCGTACGGCGAGACAATGTTTGGCTGACTGAAAACCTGCCAATCTTGCGGGCGTTCTGGGAAGAATATTTAAGTCAGGTGTATAACCCGCACCATCTGGAAGCAAAACGCAAAGTGATAGAAAACGAAATGGCCGGCAAGCTGTTGCGCGAATATGACGAAATCTGCGATCAGCTTGACTTTGCACAGCAGCGCAAAAAAGAAGTTTTAGCAGAACTGATTTTGATGGCCAAAGACCGTGACGCATTGATCTGCGGGCGCAAGTTGACAAAAGTACAAAGCTCCGGCTCGGTATCTTATGCACAGGTTGTCAAAGCGCATTGTCCTGACGTTGATCTTGAGCCGTTTCGTGGGAAGCCATCAACCAGTTGGAGGTTGTCGTGAGCAAATGCAAAAAGCTAAAGGAGGCAACATGAAGACACGAATCCACGTTAACCAGCACAACATAAAAGCTAACGCTAAGGGGGCGAACCTCCCCGTACTTACGGTTAAGACCTACCTCACTAACACGCTGTGCAATGGCGTGGAGTTCACCAGCGGCAGAGTAGTGTACTCGCCAGATAAGCCACTGTCATGTGGAGCAAAGGTATGGATTGAAACTGACGAGCCGGTCACGATACTGGGAGAAGCAACATGAGCGATCTGGACAATTTTTTGGAAAGCCGGTTTACCTACCGGCACACAGACGGGAATCTTTATGTGCGAGTTAAAGATATTAAAGAGTTTATGGCAGGCAAGGTGCTTGTGCCGGTTGATGTCCTGTACCACAGGTGGGCATCAGAGAATATGGCAGTGCCAGAAGATGTGAGTGGAGCTAAGGCAGCTGAAATGTTCTGGCGAAAGGCTTATGAGTACCAGAACTTGTTGGCTGCGGCAGTTAAGGGGTCAAAATAATGCTAAGAGACTACCAACAGCAAGCCCACGACAACGTAATTGATTGGGTGAAGCAATGCATAGAGCCGTGCCTGATCGAAGCTGCAACAGGGGCTGGCAAGAGCCACATCATTGCAGCTATTGCTCAGACAATGCACGGAATAAGCAAAGGAAAGCACATTCTTTGCCTTGCGCCGTCTGCTGAGCTGGTGATTCAAAACAAAGAAAAATATCTGGCAACCGGCAATCCGGCCAGCACTTTTAGTGCATCAGCAGGCGGGCGTGATCTGCGACACCCTGTTGTGTTTGGCACACCGATGACGGTGAAGAATAAAATCCATCGCTTCACTGATCAATTTTGCGCTGTTGTTATAGACGAAGCCCACGGGATTACTCCGACAATCAGGCACATAATTAACCGCATGAAAGAGTGCAATCAAAACTTGCGCGTCATTGGCCTGACTGCTACACCGTACCGGCTGGGCAGCGGTTACATTTATCGCACTGATCTGGATGGCAATCCAATGGGGGATAACTGCTGCAAGGAACCGTACTTTGCGCGGCTGGTCAGTCAGATTACAGCGCCTGACCTTATAGCGCGTGGTTATCTGTCTCCACCGGTAATCGGTGCAATTAACTCCAGCGGGTATCAGACGCTTGATATGCAGCTCAACAGCCGTGGACAGTTTGACGCAGCGGATATTGATCGTGCGTTTGTCGGCAAGGGCCGAAAAACCTCTGCTGTGATCGCGGACATTATTGGGCAAGCGCAGGATAGGAGATCAGTGCTGATTTTCGCCTCTACTGTGCAACACGCGCATGAGTGCATGGAATCCTTGCCGCCGTCTTTATCTGCAATCGTTACGGGTAACACTGCTAAAAAAGAACGGGCGCAAATCCTTGCTGACTTCAAAGCGTACAAAATAAAATACTTGGTCAACGTGGCTGTGCTGACTACAGGCTTCGATGCGCCGTCTGTCGATATAGTTGCACTGCTTAGAGCGACAGAGTCCGTGGGACTGCTCCAGCAGATTATAGGGCGTGGCTTGCGTATCGCTCACGGTAAAACAGATTGCCTGATACTGGACTACGCGCAGAACATCGAGCGGCACTGTCCAGATGGTGATCTGTTTGCGCCAGAAGTTAGAGCAAACATGCAGGGCGCATCCACCGGCATGATCGAAGCATCTTGCCCAGATTGCAGCGCGATCAACAAGTTTGCAGCGCGACCGAACACCAGCGGTTTTTTAGTCAGTCAAGACGGTTACTTTCTTGACCTCGCGGGCTATCCAATTGAGACAGAAAAAGGTCAACAAATGCCCGCACACTTTGGCAGGAAATGCCAAGCTGAGTATCTGGTTACAGGAGCTGGCGGAAGTCTAATACAGTGCGCGTACCGCTGGACGTTTAAAGAGTGCGACCACTGCCTTGCTGACAATGACATTGCGGCAAGGTACTGCCGGCAGTGCAAGGGCGAACTAGTCGACCCGAACGAAAAACTAAAAATTGAATTTAAGGCGCACAAAAAAGACCCGACACAAATCCAGTGCGATATTATCCTTGCTTTGTGCTATGCGCCTACGATGGCCCGTAGTGGACGCGAGTGCATAAAAGCAGATTATGTTACTGAGTACCGCAGTTTTTCTGTGTGGTACGTTAAGGGCGTAGCTGGCAGAGCCGCCCGTGCGCTTGAGCAGTTTGAGTCAGCAGTAGCAGACGGGCGCAGCCCAACAACAGTGACATACAGAAAACAAGCAAGCGGGTTTTACGAGACCATGGCTTTCAATCAACCGGCAGAGCAGGGGCCAGCAGCAGATGAAAATACCAGAGTGGATGCCAGTGTACGGCGACATAACGCACAGGAACGCCAATTGCCCGCTTGAGTCAGCAGAGCAGATTACTTTTTTTGCCAGGCTCCGCAGGGAGTTTCCCACTACATGGGGTCTGATCGCCATACACCCTCGCAACGAGGGCAAGCGCCACCACGCCCAGACGCTGCGTCAAAAAAGCGAGGGAATGACAGCGGGTGCTGCTGACATAGTGATTCCAGCCAGAGTCGCGTTCGTCTGCGAACTCAAAAGGCGTGACATAACAAAGAGCCGCTGGCAGGACGGGCAAGTGGAGTATCTGGAAGCAGCTCACAAGGCGGGTGCGTTCGTCTGCGTGGCTTTGGGGCATGAGGCAGCGTGGGCAGCTCTGGAGGATTGGCTATGCTCGACTTAGAATTCATGGAATATGCTGCCCGTGAGAAGCTGAAACAAGCTGAAATCGCTAGTTTTGAGGATGCAGAGCGACTTTTTAACGAAGTTAAGCTGTTGATTTCTATAATGAAATAAAAATAGATCATTTATTTGTGTAAATTGTGTATACAAGTAGATTGAAGTTATATATTATTGTTTTAAGTCAGCAATAAAGCGGACTGAAAAGGGGATAAAAAATGAACAAATCAGCAATCAAATTCACAAAGATCTGCGCAGGTGAGTACGAGTTCGACAAATATTCAATCAGCAAAGATGAAAGCGAGGCTGATCTTTGGTGGGTAAAGCATGAAGATTTCATGATGCGAGAAGACTACAGAACACTTAAAGACGCAAAAGAATCGGTTATTAAGGGCTTTAATTAAACCAAATCAGCCGCCCGCACAGGGCGGCACAAATCAAAAAAGGATAAGACAATGATCCACATAAATGAGTTTGCAGTATTGGGAAACCCAGAGTCTTTAATCGCGGCCTATAGTTGGCCGCAACAAGACCTACCGAAAGGCAAGCTAGTTGCCCGGCAGGGCAATGCCCTGCTAATGGAAACGGAGGATGGCTACGCCGTCCTCAGTGCCCCGAAAGGGGAAACGCAGTTTAATCTGGAATTACCGGAAGTTGCCCTAGATTGGGCATTTTAATTATAAAGCCGCCCGCACAGGGCGGCACAAACCAAAAAGGAAACCGAAAATGCACATAAAAGTTACCAAATCAATGTTTATAGACGCCTTCAAAGCAATGCGTCCAGAGAACTTCAGCTATGACGCACTCAGCGCCATGTTCGATTATTTCGATGATTTCAGCAGTGCAGAGAATGATGTAGAGCTGGACGTAATCGCCATCTGCTGCGAATACGCAGAGTACGACAGCATCGAGGACTACAATCATCAACACGAAACAGAATTTGAATCCAGTGATGAACTTGAGCAGCACTGCACCGTAATCGAAATTGACGATAACCGCTTTGTGGCAGGGGAGTTTTGAGAATGACAAAAGCATATTACACACAATTAGCAGACAAAATTTATCCAATTTACGGCGTTAGCAGCAAAGAGGAGGCAGAAAAATACTCAGGCGGCAAACAAGTGATAGAGACTAATGAAGCTGTTTATATGAATACCGCCACCGGCTCAATTGGCTTTGCGAGCGATTGGGACGATTTAAGCGAAGTGGTAGAGGTTTTATTTGATGATAATTTAGAATGTTGGGCAACGGAGCTTTAATAATGAAAAACAAAAACATCCACATCAGAGTGACAGCGGCAGAACACGCCGCCATAATGCGCCTGGCTCGTCAGCAGGGAATGACAGTCAGTGC